GCTGAATATACGGAAGAATTTATGACACAAGAAAAACAAATTACATCCATGTTGGATAGTGATCCATTAATCAAATTAAAAGCTCAAGAACTCGACTTGAAAGCTCAAGACGACTTTAGGAAAAAAGAAGAAACAGAAGCACGAATTAACTTAGATAGATCTAAGTTATTGCAGGCTCGAGACCTGACTGAACAAAAACTCGAACAAAACGAGGACTTAGCTGAGATGAGAGCTGAGACTTCTTTAATCAAACAAGAGATGTCTAACAAGGCTAAAATGCGGTCGGATGTTATGAAAAGAAAAGACGTAAAGACCTTGAAAGGCCCTCGAAGTTAGTGTAGTAAAATAGAAGGAGAAAAAAACATGAGAAATGATTTTGGAACAAGACCCTATAAAGCTAGGTTTCCTTATAGTAAAGATACTAAAGATAAAAGAGTTAAAGCTAAACAAGGATACTATGCTAGAGAAGATGAATCTATTGGTATGCGTTTAGGAAAAGGAAAAGCTACTGCAGCACACCCTAAAAAAGCAGCTGCAGAACGAGATTTATCTTATGGTAAATGGGGCAAACGTAGCAGAGACTGGAAGAAGGGTTAATATGCCTGGAATAGAAATTAAAGGTACAAGTAAAAGAGCTAACTATCGTCATGGTGGACGTGTTGCCTACAATAAAGGTGGCCGAACTAGAAAATTTGGTGGTGGACGTACAAACCTATTAGAAGAATTAGGACGTGTTGAAGGTGAATCTTCTAATAGAAATAGAAGAGATGAAGTTTCTAGAATCCATAGCGAATTAAATAAAGGTTACAACAAAGGTGGAAGAGTCGGTGCTAAAAAAGGTGGTGATGGCAAATGGATTCAAAAAGTTAATAAATCTATTAAAGCACGAGGCACTAAAGGAAAATGTACCCCGATTACAAAACCAGGATGTACAGGAAGAGCTAAAGCTTTAGCTAAAACATTTAAGAAAATGGCGAGAGAAAGAAAATCAGCTTAATGAGAGCAGTCTTAATAGACGCATTAGAAAAACAATATGAAGCCGAAATCGCAGCAGCAGATGCTGTGATTAAATTACTTTTAGAAAATTCTGTTGGAGTGAGTGAACATTTAAACCATCAAAAAGAATTAGATTGTCAGCTACATAAAGTGGCAAGTGCCGAAGAAAAATTACAGGTATTAAAAGATTATGAAATCTCGCAAGAAGAAAAAACATAAAAGAGCCAGAACTAAAAAGGGCCACTATAAAGGAGATGATAAGAGTACGCCTTTTTGGAATGAAGCCTGGGTCAAGGGACGTTCTCCCAAAAAAGGAAAGAACTATTTAAGTAAATTTTTTGATTGGTTATTAAAATAATGCCATTTAAATCAGAAAAACAAAGACGCTACTTGTGGAAGAACGAGCCAAAGATCGCTCGAGAATGGACGAAAGCTTATGGTAGTAAACCCAAAGGAAAGAAGAAAAAAACAAAAAGGAGAAAAAAATAATGGACGATTTTACATATGTAGATAAAATTAGAAGAATCATTAAAATGAGACACGATGATGTTGTAGCAGCCCTGGTTTCCGGCGGTGTTGACAATATGGAGAAATATCAGTATATGTTGGGACAGTTACGTACATATCAGTACATGAGTCAGGAAATATCCAGCCTGCTTGAAAAAAAGGAGCGAAAAGATGACGGAACCGTTATTAGTATTAAACAACCAAAAGGAGGTCCCAAAACGTAGGGATGCTCTGCAGGAAAAATACGATAAAGAACCTAAAAGAAAAGAACAAGATCTAACATCCGAACACGCTAAATTACCTATACCTACTGGTTGGAGAATTTTAGTTTTACCTTTTAAAATGAAAGATAGAACTAAAGGAGGAATTCTTATAACTGATGATGTTGTAGAACGAGCCCAAGTAGCATCAACTTGTGGACTTGTATTAGAAGTTGGACCTGATGCGTATAAAGACAAAGAAAGATATCCTAAAGGACCTTGGTGTAAAAAAGGAACTTGGGTTGTTTTTGCACGTTACGCAGGATCCAGAATTAAAATAGATGGGGGTGAAGTTAGACTTCTCAATGATGATGAAGTTCTAGCGACCGTGGAAAACCCCGAAGATATATTCCACGATTTTTAATCATAGGGAGGAACTATGCCAGAAGAAGAAAAAAAGACAGAGAATCTAATTGATGTTGGTGAAGCTGACGAAAAAGCAACCGAAATTGATTTAGATAAAAAAGCAGAAGGAGGAGAAATCAAAGATGAAAAAACTACTCAAGACAGTGATAAGTCCGCTGACACACCTGAGAAATCTAGTGAGCAGTTGGATATTCGAGATAGCAAGGACGACAAAGAACAAGCTACAAAGGAAGAAGTAAAAGAACCAGAACAAAAGAAAGAAATGGAAGAGTATAGTGATGGCGTTAAAAAACGTATTGCTAAACTTACCAGAAAAATGCGTGAAGCAGAGCGACAAAAAGAAGAAGCTGTTACTTATGCTAAACGTGTGATGAGAGAACGAGATGAATTGACTCACACGGCTGTTACTTTAGATAGAGACTATGCCGTGGAAATGGAGAATAGAATTAAATCATCTTTGGCAGCGGCTCAAGCTAAATTAGGTGCTTCTAGAGAAGCAGATGATAAAAAGGCTGAAGTTGAAGCTTTAACGGCTATCTCACAATTAGGATATGAGCAGGGCAAACTTGCAGAAATTAAAAGCAGACAAAAAATGGAAGAAACTGCTAAAGAAACTGCAAGAAAACAAGGTCCTGCAGCTCAATATCCTGCTCAACAAACACCGCCACCAGACCCAAAAGCAGAGGATTGGGCGGAAAAAAATGAATGGTTTGGCAAAGATAATGCCATGACCTACACAGCTTTTGATCTACATAGGAAGCTTACTGAAGAAGAAGGATTTGATCCAAAGTCAAATTCTTATTATGAGGAGATTGATAAAAGAATAAAGCTTGAATTCCCCCATAAATTTGGTAAGGTAGAACAACAGATTAGTAAACCTACACAAAACGTTGCTTCTGCAACGCGTAGTTCAAAGACTAGTCGCAAAACTGTGAAACTCACATCTTCACAAGTAGCAATTGCTAAAAAATTGAATGTGCCACTAGAAGAGTATGCAAGACAATTAAGACTCACGGAGGGAGAATAGCATATGAAAAAAGAAGATAAAAAAACTACTTCCCGTGCGAGCCAGACTAGAGCTAAAACTTTACGTAAGAAAGTTTGGACTCCACCATCGTACTTAGATACGCCCAACGCGCCAACTGGATTCAGACACAGATGGGTTAGGGTAGAAATCATGGGATTTCTCGACACGAAAAACATACAAGGACGCTTAAGGTCCGGATATGAGTTAGTAAGAGCCGATGAATTTCCCGGAGATGACTATCCAGCAATACCAGATGGCAGATACGCTGGGGTGATCGGGCACGGAGGCCTTGTGCTGACAAGGGTACCAGAAGAGATCGCGAAGCAAAGATCTGATTATTTTTCCAAATTAGGAATGGATCAGATGGAAGCGGTAGACAACGATTTAATGAAGGAACAGCATAAGAGTATGCCGATCAATATTGATCGACAGTCTCGTACAACCTTCGGTGGTAGGAAACGTTAATTTTTTAACAATTCAACCAACGAAATTTATATAAACCGTAGACTACGTATAGTAGTTTACAATTGGAGAAAACTATGGCTAACCAAAGTACGACGGGTTTCGGTTTGAGACCTTTAAGAAACGTACACCAGGGGGCTCACAACGGCGGTCTAGGTGAATGGAAGATAGCTGCATCAAGTACAGCAATCAACCATCATGACTTAGTATTATTAGCTTCCACTGGCTACGTAACTGTAGCAACAGCAGGAATTGGAGTTCTTAATGCACTAGGTTCACTAAACGGGTCGTTTTATACTGATCCCACTACAAGTAAGCCAACATGGTCCAACTATGCACCCAGTACAACCGCAACAGACATGACGTGTCTTGTCAATGACAATCCACAAACAATGTTTGAAATGCGTACAACTATAACATCACTTACTCAGGCTGACGCAGGAGCTACTGCACCAATAGTAGCAACAGCTGGTTCTGGAGCCCCGAATTATATTTCGGGTTTCACAATCGGCGCTGTAACAACGGCACTGAACCAGGTGAAGTTACTGGGAATATCTAGAGATACTCTCAATCAGGACGTATCCGTCTCCGGTGGAGTATGGAGAGTTATGATTTGTAGTCATATCCTAGGTAGCAACATAGCTGGAGTCTAATAGGAGCATAAAACATGGCAATATCACGTAATCAGCTAGTTAAAGAACTAGAACCAGGTTTAAATGCACTATTTGGCCTGGAGTACAAACAATACGAAAATCAGTCGGCGGAAATATACGTCACTGAATCATCTGACAGAGCTTTTGAAGAAGAAGTTATGTTGTCAGGTTTCGCATCAGCATTAGTAAAACCAGAAGGATCTGGGGTTGCTTTTGATCAAGCGCAAGAAACTTTCACAGCAAGATACACTAACGAGACAATTGCTCTCGCTTTTGCAATCACTGAGGAAGCTATTGAAGATAACCTGTATGACAAACTTGCTTCTCGTTACACAAAAGCATTGGCAAGATCGATGGCAAACACTAAACAAGTAAAATCAGTATTTCCTCTGATTCAAGGGTTACCTACTACAGATAACTATGATTCAGGCGATAATGTTTCATTATTTAGTACTGCACACCCAACGCTAGCAGGAGTATTTTCAAATACTCTTACTACGCAAGCGGATTTAAACGAAACTTCATTAGAGCAAGCATTAATTGATATTGCTGCGCTAACTGATGAAAGAGGTTTAAAAATTGCTGCTAAAGGTGTGAAGATGATTGTCCCATCTGCTAATCAGTTCACTGCTGAGAGATTAATGAAATCTAAAGGTAGAGTTGGAACTGCTGATAATGATATCAATGCAGTCAAAAACATGGGGATGATTCCTCAAGGTTATGTAGTTAATCACTATTTAACTGATACTGATGCATGGTTCGTTAAAACAGATGTTCCTAATGGACTAAAACACTTTGTTAGAGCACCAATTAAAACCGCTATGGAAGGCGATTTTGATACTGGTAACGTGAGATACAAAGCTAGAGAAAGATACAGCTTCGGCTGGTCTGACTGGCGTGGTATTTTCGGATCACCAGGTGCGTAATAGCAACTAAAACAAATTAATGAGGCGGCCTCAAAACCGCCTCATTTCAACCATAAAGTAAGAAATTACCTATGAAAAACTTCAGAATTCAAATTCGATATCACGGCTATTATGCTGACTTTAATGTTTCAGCGGAAGATACAGCTGTTGGTATTGAAAAATCTATCCTTGACAAGCTGGGAAAAAATGAGGTAAAGTTCGAGTATAATGGATTTACCAGTAAATTTGGTAAATGGATAACCTATGAGGAGGTTAACGATGACCGAAGAACTATACACTACGAAGAGGTCCTTGGAGTTAGACTGGCAACAGGAGCACCTGAAGGAAGGTAAGTA